AAATCTCTTTAGGAAGGCTACATACTGTTTATTGAAGGGTAGGTTCTTCTTAAGTTGTTTTACGATTTCTTCTCGGCTTTGGTACTTAGTAGCAAACCTTTGGAAGTAGGCCCTCATAGGCGCTCTTCCTGAGAAGTATAACTTTGTTGCTAAGCGTTTTCCTTCGGTAGCTCTCCAGTTGTCTATGTATCTCTGATCTTTCAACATGTTTGACTGTAAATCGTCTAGACCATAGTACTTACCCATGATCTGTACCTTAGGGGTTTCACTTCCTTTTGATAGGTATCCAACAAACATTTTAGACTTCTGTCTAGACCGTGTGTCTAAGAGCCTTGAGACGTTCTGTACTGAAAATCTATTTTCAGCTCTCACAACGGCGGCAAAGTCACCCCACGGAATTCTGTCCTTTGAAAATCTCTCAAAGACAACTCTTAGGTTTTCTATTATGACTGTTTGCTGGTTGAGAGATATCTTGTCGTCTAGCCCAGAAGCTACGCTCTCTACAAAGTCCTTTTGCTCTAGGGTCATCAGTTTAGAGTTGCGCATGAAGTCAATTCGTTCTTGGTACAAATTAAAGTCTGGATCATAGATGTTGTTGTTCTTAACCTCTCCTGAGAGGGGGTCTACTGAGAAGTTTCTCTCATCAAACTCGTTTCCAACTCTTCGCCTTGAGGCCTGTTTTCCAACCAAGCTTGTACCCTTGTAGTCTGTCAGACTCATGGTTTTATTAAAATCGTCAGAGTCTAATAAGAACAGTTGTCGAAGATCGGCCTTGTGTTTGGGGTTGTTCAACAAAGAGTTAGGAGTCTTTGCGTTTACTTGAACACCCACTTCCCTTAATTTTTGTTTTGGAGAATAAACAGAAGTGATCTGTGCGGCCTTGTTCCTCAAGGCCTGTATGGTAAGCCCTTTACCTTTAGGTGTTACGAACTCGTTGGCTTTTACCTTGCCCTGTCTGAACAAGTTGGCTGCTTCGTCTGAACCCAGCATTTTAGACTGTATCGACATGCTCTGAGTTTTTAACCACTCTCCGAAAGATTTTGTCTTTGCTGGTCTTCCGTTTAGGTTGATCTCGTCTTTATTTTTTATAACAGACTTTTTAAGTCTACTGGTGTCCCTTTTTAGGAGTTCCTCTTTAGACGCTACTACAGGAATCATACTGGATCGACAGTTCCAGTGTAGCGGAGGTAAGTAGGACTTATCATCAATGCTATATACTTTTCCGTTGTGGTGTGAGCATATTGGGCTGGTTCTGGAGTCTAGAATAGCAGTAAACATGTAGCCTGTTAATAGCTCCTTATTACTGTCCATTACTTTGTTCAGGGCCGCGCTTTGAGTGCTGGTTATAGAGGTCCGAGTTAGAGTCTTGGCTTGTTGTTCTGTTATCTTTGTTGTTTTTAGAACATCAGAGATTATGTCTTTTTGTGTCAAACCTTTAGCTAAACCCGCTTTTACTTTGCTCTGTATACGTACAAGCTCTCCTGAAGAAATGTTTTGTAAGTTTCTTTTTAAGCTTCTAGTGCCTTTTATGTTAGGCCCCGTTATCTCGCCTATAAGTTCTTTCGTTCTAGGCTTCTTAACTTTATAAAAGTCTTTGACGCCCTTGTAGAGGTTGTCCGTATGAAAGTCCAACTGAGAAGTAGAAAATTCTTTTATACTGGAGTCTGAGTGAGCTAGAAGCTCTTTGCCAAACCTGCTTACCTCTGGCTTTACGTTGGAACGTATATTGCCCGTTAGTAAGTTTCTAAGATTCTTTCTGTGACGTTTAATTATCCGTCTGTTTTGAAGCTGTACACCCTCTTCATAGAGCCGTACATCTCCCATGTGATCTACAATTCGATCAAAAATATTGTCATTTATACTCATTTAGTTTCCCTCTGGAAAGTTAAGTAAGCAGCAGTTTTGTAACTTGCTCAGGTTTAGTTTTTACTCTAGTACCATGTCGTCGTCGGCGGTCTGCTGAGTCAAGGGATCTGTCTGTATCTCCTGCAAAGCTTCCTCGTCACTATAGTCTGCTGGTAAGAAATCGTTATACTTAGCAATGTTCAAGAAGGTAGAACGGCTTATGATGCCACCTTGATACCACTCAGAAACTAGTCGCATAGCCCCTTCCCCGCCAACCATAGGTGCAAAGTCGCTAGACATCTGAAACTCTAGGTCTGAAGAAGTCAAGACTGTGTTGTATTTCCAGTTAAGCATAAAGGTAATCACTTCTCGGAGCGTACCAGAAACCTTTGCATTAAGGGTGCCTAGCTGTGCTGTCTGAGAGGCGTTTCGTATTTCGAGAGCTACACCCGAAGCTGCTTGCTCTGGGGATAACATACGTATTCCCATTTTGGCCATCTCTTCTACTGTTGACTGTATGGCACGATCCATGTCACCCAAGGCCGCTGTAGGTGTCTCTAATACTGTTATGCTTTCGTTTGCTCTTACGCGGAGCCAGCTGCCGAGACCTGCGTCTACGATGTCCTGAAACTCTTCGTCAGTCATGTCAGACTGGACAACAGGAGTGTAGGTGGCCGCACCATATAATAGGTGGTTTCGGCGTGACACTTTGTTGTACAAAGAAATCTCTCTGTCAATTAGGGGCATGAGTACTGGTTCAACTGGTTCAAAGTGACCGTTAAGGGGCCAAGCTGGAATACGACCTATTCTCTCCCCGTAAATCTGGGGGTATACAGTGTTGACTTTCTCAAACTGCGCCTCTGTCACCATGTCTGTGTAGTCTTGAGACGTGTTACCATTTAGCACCTTAATGACATTATTTGTGTCAGGGTGTTCGTAGTAGTCGATTACTAACTTACCTTCTTCGTCTAGGTAGTGGTCTGCAACCGTGTCAACATGGTCTGCGTGCCAAGGATTGTCGGGTTTGTACTTAGTGGTCAGGTATCTTGTTACCCATCGGCTCAGAGTTTTTTGACGAGTCACGGGATGAGTGTTTGTTTGTACGTTTATGACATTCTCTGCCTCTGTCAAGATTGGATAAGGTTTTATCATATCCCTTTCTTCAACAGACATACTCAAATAGTCTTCCTCACTCACAGAGGGATGATCCACATAGACCCAAGCCCTAGAGGTTTGAAGTTCCTCCCACAGGGCGTTATCTAAAAAATTAAAAAGAGAACGTCCATCTAGCGTAAAGTCAGTCTTGATCCAGTCTTCCGCACCTGCAGGGAGGCCTTCTGGTAACTTTAAGTGGGACTCTTTCCGAAGCAAGGCGCTTATAAGAACTTTGCAATATTGAGAAGTTAGACCTGGAAGTTCAGCCTCAGACTTATAAAAATCATACTGCTTCTGGGTCATACTAGGTGAAAAGGGTATTAGAAGGTTTGAGTAGTCGTAAGTCAGGTATTCATCGTGTCCTTTTACGTTTTCCTGACCTTGCAGGACTGCCCTAGATTTCTTCCAGAGTGGTTTTAAAGACTGATAGCTGTCACTAGGATCAGCAACGGACCTTTTAACGCTTTTTGTTGGTTTGGTTAGCTGTACCATAAATTATGTTTCCTTTACCACTTTACTTTGTTAGCCCAATACGCTGCGGACATGCTGCCCTTTTGTATATTTTTAGCGTGTCTAGCTTTCCAAGCTAATCTACGGCTTTTGTAGGCTTCTGATTCATTCTTTTTCTTTGGTGAACCTACTGCGCCTTGAGATCCAAACCTTATTGTCTTTACAGTATTGCCTTGTTTAGCAACTACAACATGAGACTTAGTTGGGTGGTCAGGAGTTCGTTTAGGCTTGTTATAACCTGAGACCCCAGCACGATCTAGCCGTGTATCTTTCGGTTTAGCCATTATGACTCTCCTATAATTAAAATAATATAATCAAAATAAATATACTTAGAATATATTATTGGGGTGGGGGTTCTTAAACGTCAGGTATTAATAAGTGAGGGGGCATTTCACCCCCTCTGATAAGAGACCGTCAGATAACTTGAGAGTTTGTCTGTCTCTTTATTCTTAAACGTCAGGTATTAATCACATACGCTCAAAGTGTGGCCCATCTATGAATGGGCGTCTTCCCTGAGACCGTCTGAGGTCAATGTAGTTATTCATTGCATCTTCAGAAGTACCTTCATACGTTCTAATATCGCCTTCAGACCATGCCGCGCCCCACTTGATAGCAACGCCAACTTCTGTTGCTGCTGTCTTCATAGCATCACACAGGTCATCGTAAACATTTAGCTCCCAGACAACTTCCGCGCCGTCATAGGCTACTAGGTCTACTGCATGAGAGTAACCGTCTTCTTGTAGAAGGTGTTTTGATTTCATTGTTTGGCTGCGCCCTGCTGCAAAGAGTTTTTCTTGCTCTTCCAGAGTTCTCACACCAAACGTCACGCCAAAGTCTACCTTGGTTAACTCTATAGCCTTCTTTACTGTGCTTACTAGGTCAGGGTGTACCCCCGCTAGTTTTAACATACTTCGACTTGATAGCTTAAATGCCATACTTTTTTCCTTTATCGTGGTCTAGTGGCTAACATAAATTGTATTTTAAGTTGTAACTCTTGAATTTTCATCTCTAAAGATCGAACGCGTTTGATGCTGTCCGCTACTTCAGGTGGTGGTGACCA